GTTACGTAGGTCAGTTCATTAAACTGAGATGACCCTGTAGCTGGTAGGATGCCGCCGCCAATAGCCATAAGGCCTCCTTACGAACGTTTAGAAAAAGAGAATTTTCATTCTCACCAATACCCTCTTTACAGCCCAATCGGACGGCGTGGATTACGCAGTTCGTTGAGTGCATTCATTGCCTCATTTCGCGCAGCGGATGCAGGGTTCTTCCAATACTTGTTCAGGTCAAATTGTTTGACTGCTGAAGGGTTGTATCCAGAAGAAGTAGGCACTGCGGCCTGTTTCATCCATGCGTGATACTGAGCTGCTGTCTCATGGTTTGTAATACCTTGCTCCAGCATAATTTTTTCCACATCCTTGACTTCATCTTCAGAAGAAATCAAACCCTTTTTCATCAAAGAAGTGCGGCGTTTTTGCAATTCCTCGACTGCATCACGTTCACGCAACTTGGCTTCAAGAGCTTGCACCCGCGCATCGGCTCTGCCAATGACGTTATTGGTGTGGTCTTCAATTTCAAGTTCGGGAATCAAGAGGTCTGGTTTGACTTTTTTAGTCATACGCAGAAACTCTTTGCGTGTAGCGGGGTTGTCCGCAAGAGACTGGGCCAAAGCCGCAAGCTCATCACGGGCTTCTAGTGAGACATTTTCAAGTGACATGTGTTTACCCTCTTACCTGTATTAGATAACTTTTTTACCGTCACCGGGCTTTTGAACAGCCATGCCAGTTTTGCCAACCTTGTTAGGTGCTGACAAACCGCCAAACTGAGAAAAACGAGGTGTGTTTGTGACTACGCCGTTCTGCTGATTGTTGTCAGTAGGGCGGCGGGGTGCGGCTGCGCCGCGAGGCTTAAACAAATCCATTTTGGACTCCTTACATTGCGGGGGGTTGTGGTGCGCCGGGTGGCATACCGGGAATCGGCGCTTGGGAAATTGCCTTGCCTTCAGGTGTCGCGCCACCAGCTTGAGGAAGGGTCTGCAGCATCTGAAGAATCTCAGATTGCTGGAGTTCGTTTGTTTTGTTCTTGCGAGTGCCCAATGTTTTATTGATTGCACTGATAGCAGAAAGAATTGCGCGGCCTTCATCTGAGCTTGAGCCAACGGCGGGGAGAGCTTGCTCCAGCAAATCTTGAGCCATACTCAAGTTAATCATTGCCGCTTCTTTGTTGCCCATCTTTGGTTCTGGCGTAGACATGGGGGAGGCCATTGGGGGCGCCTCGGTGTCTGACATACCCATCTGGGCTTCAGGATTAACGGAAGTTCCGGGCATGTTAATGCCAGAAGGATTACCGCCACCCGCACTGCGAGGGCCGCGCATCATTTCCATTAACTTGTCTGACGGAACACTCATAAAAACTCCTGTTTGCCGTGTTTGTAACCACTTACAAACATCATGTCAATAGGTGGCAGTTATTTTGCATCCAACTGCCAATGATGTGCTGCTCATGCAATCAAGGTTTTACCCTTGATTACTTGCGAGACTTACGGCCTTTGCGAGCTTTACGCATAGTCTTCTCCAAGGTTAGAGGCGGCGACCTTTTTGGGAGGGGAAGGAAGCCACACCCCTTTTCCCTTGCGGGGAAACCTTAACGGCGGGTTTTACGACCACGTTTTGCGTACATGCTGTTCTCCTTAGTTAGCGCTTACTTGCGCGTTCGGTTTGTCGCATTGTGCGATTACCATAGTTTTTAATCCCTGTTGTGCGATATGTCAACCCCGCAGGGGAGGCATCTTTTTTTAAAGATTCAGTAGTCACTCGCGGCTGGTCTGCTTTGGGTGCTGTTTGTGCTGCTGTAGCCATTATTGCTCCTTGGGTTTAGCTTGGGCCTGTGCTTGCGCTTGCGCTTGCGCCTGTGCTTGTGCTTGTTGCTCTTGCGCCGCTTGCTTTTCTTCTTCTTGCATCTTTTTCAAGCGGTCTTTCAGCAATTGTTTCATTGGTGGGTCAAGCAAGTCAAGCAGTGATTCTTTATCAATTACCTTGGCCTCATACAAATTAAATGCAAGCTGGCGCATGTCTTCCATAAAAATAGGAGAGTTGCTGTGAGCATCTACTTTTACGGTGAAATCTTTGGTGAATTGATTGGCAATAAACTTGCGCCCATCCATGTCGGTAAAGTGCGTGGGGTCATAGACCTGCATACACTTGAGATAAAGAGTCGCCAGCTTTTCCAGCGAATCTTCAATGATGAGCGCACGTTTTTTAGCCCGACTTGAACCCAAACGGGCTAACTGTGAGGCGTGACCAGAAGAGCGAACACCTGCCTCGCCTTTGCCTTGCAGCACGTTGCCAATACCAGACACCTCTTCAAACATGGCATCTATCTTGTCAATTTCGCGGAACAAGTCTGGCGGGATAGTGGGCGCTAACTTCTCTACCTTGGCATTCGGCATGTCAGTTGAGAGCAAGCCACCGGCACGGTTAAGCGCAAAGTTCTTTTCATCCAAGATGCCCGTAAAGCCAATAAGAGCTGTGGGAGGGGAAACCTGTTTGGACAGCAAATCAAGAATTTCAGAGAGGCGCTTGTTTCGCAATTCTTGCAAAAACACCATACGCTGAACTTCTGAACCGCCCCAGTAGTAGTCATACAACGGGTTAGGGCAAATTTGCACAAATGGCAATTCGCCTTTCAGAAATACAGATTCACCAAGTCTGTCGTAAATAATAATGTCAGGCTCTGCCTTGGTTACAACTTGGTAATCCTTGGCATCGTCATTCCAAATCCAAAGCTCGGTCATCTCTACAGTTTCTTCTGACACCGTGGCTTTGTAGCGGTTTACGCCAGACAAATCTAGGTTGACGTTACCGTACATCTCTGGCTGAGACTGAGACATAAGAATTCGCTCAACACCGTTAGCAACTTCAGTGCGTTCGTGTTGTGTGGTCGTAATGCGTTTAACAATTTGCTCTCGCTTGGGATGCGAGTACAAGCGGTCATACAGCTCAGACTTTGTGATGTAGTAGGTTTGGACAATGGCTTCTTGCCTGTCGCTGTAGGGCGTGTCTTCACGCAGTACCCCGATGCAAGCAGGTTCCACCATGTAAGGGTGAATACCGTTATTTATGATGACCTTGACAAAGGTTGAGTTGTAAACCAATGCCCAAGTGACGGCAGATGAAAACACTTGGTCGGCATTGCTGTTGAGCCACTCATCATTGAGGGCGCGAGTCAGTGATGGAACTTTTACTTGCTCTTCTTCTGAAACTGCTGCACCTGTATTGATGCTGAACCGTGTTGTTTCTGCGGAATACAAAAATGAAGTCAGTTGGTCAATGTGCGGATAAATTTTGTTGAAGATGGCATTGGACTGGTCAGGGCCGTTTCCAAACAAATAGTAACTCCGCAAGGATGCGTAGTCTGGTTTGCGCTCTTCACGGGACACCAGACATTTCTGAATCATGTCGAGATAGAAGACTTCGCGGTCAACGGCATTGGTGGGGATTCGCATTACTTACTCACTTGTAAATTGTCCGGGTCAGCCATGTAGCTTGCTGGCGCAGGGCCACGCAAATCACCCGCTGCCTTGGGGTTGATGCCAACGGATTCTCCATTAACAGATTTGAATTGTCCACCCATGACCGACTTCATGCTGATATTGCCCCCGCTGCCCCAAATAACAGAGTCGCCGGGTCTACCTTGCTTTGCTTGCATGGCGTTTTGGGCCTCTGTAGCTTCCGCATATTGTTTGTCAGACAGTGTATTGTTGCGTTTGAGGTAGCCAGACTGGTGTTCGTTCTCGCTTGTGGTCTTAATATCGGTCATTCCGAAGTCCATACCAAGCTGTTTTACCCGTTTATCGGTAGATTTTGTCTTGTCAGACTTCATTCCTACGGGTTTGAGGTGAACAATTGATATTTCACCTTTGCAGAACTTCATGGGGCATGTTGGCTCCCACGCTTCAAACATTCCGTGCTGATTACAGCAATAGTCTCTCAAAATAGCCATAGTTACCCTCTCAGTGCTTCATTTAGGTCGGTTTCACTGTAATCGTGACGGTTGACCATGCCGACACGCAGTTTTATGCCCTCTGACGTTACTTTTAACGCCATACTGGGCATGATTGCTGGCTTTGCTTCCCTTCTGTAGTCCACATAACGGGTGTTGTCGTTGCGTTTCATGACCCGCACCATGCCCAACTTCCAGTGGATATAGGCTTTGTTGACCCTGCGCTGGACTGTTTCTGTCAGTGGATGCTTGTCATCAATGAAAACATCTCGGAAATGAGCTACAGAAATACCCGCCAAATCGCAAAACAGGGGCAGTGATATGCCTCTGTCCTTGTCGCTGGCAAAACGCTTCATCTGTTTTAGCAATTCAATCTTGGATAGGGGCTTCATTTACGCTCCAAACATGCCAATTTTCTTGAGGTAGTCACTGACATTGCGCCCGACTGAAATTTGTTCGGGGGTGAATTCCTCTTGTTTGTGTGAAACTTCCCTTGTAATTTTTTGCATGATAAGTCGCGGCTGGACTTGTTCTGCAAAAGCAACAGCAGCAAGGGCGCAAGCAATGACTCTATCGTCTTTTGCCCGTCCGGGTGCGCCAATAAACCCATCTTCACGAACGATGGTCTTCATTTCTTCAAGTGTGTCCATGCTTCGGACGGTCATCATCTCGCGTTCAAAGTAGTCCTTCATGTATTGCAACATGCGTTCTTTGGAGTTGCTGGTGGTCAAATAGCCAATAGAGTTGGACAAGCCGCCAAGCGTGTCGTTGCGCCGCCAAATGTAGTTGGTCATGCTGCCCAAAACATCAAGGAGGCCGTGGCCCAATGCGCCGCCAGTAGCAACAGCCAAGCGTTTCAAATTACGTATTTCGTTGATGACAGACTGACCGGGGCCATTGACTTCAAGGTTCAGCGTTGAGTTTTTGTAAGCTCCAGCAAGGTGGGCAATCACCCAAGCAAACTGATAGGTGTTCATTTCGTTGGTGGCAAATTCGGCAACTTGGTCAAATCCATCTGCATAACAACGAAACACTTGGATGCAGAATCGGTCAGCCCAGTCAGAGCTTCCATACGCAGGGTCAGCACCAATAACGTAATACGCTGTGTCGATTGGCTCTTCCCATATCTTGAGTGTTCCAAGGCGCTCTGTTGACGGGATGACTTGGGTGTCTTGAAAGAGTTGTCCAAACACGTATCTGAAGTGGTCGGGGCTTTGCTTCTTGGCGGCTTTGGCGGCATCTGTACACCTGCTGTTTGAGAAAAAGCTAGTGCCCGTCATCACAAAGGCGTAGTCCTCTGTAGGGGGAAATTCTTGATACATCAGGCTTTCGTCTTTGATGCCTTCGTGCATCTTCCAGCGCCACCAAGCCATCTGCCGGGAATTGATTTCAACGCCGTACAGTTTCTTAATGTCTTTAACCCATTCTTTTTCTTCACCTGAGAGCTTGCCATCCCAATACACTTTGTAGATGTTGCTTTCGGGGTCAACAGAATAAAATTCGTTACGCCACCACCCGCAAAAAATTGCCCGTTGAGTACGGGCTGATTTGGCGGTTTTGTACATGTCATGAAACATGTTGAAGCCTTGGGCCGTGCTTTCAAACATGTAAAGGCGCTCGGGGTTTTTCTCTGCCAGAGAAGCAATCAAAGATGCAAGCCCCTCCTCATTGCCCCACGATGCTGTCTCTGTGGCATGTAGATAGGTGATGGCTTTGCCTTGCCCAAGTCGAGACTTGTTACCAGCGATTTGGTAGAAGATACGACTTCGGTTCTTCAATACCATTTGGTTACGGTTATGTGCAACCAAGGGAATCTTATATTCTTTCGGGAGGCCTTCAATATACATAGCCAGA